AAATCATAATCCGCACCTATTTTTTTAAAAAAATCATCTGTTGCTCTTCTCTGTCCGTCCCAATGATAATAATCGTCAAATATTATAACTCCTCCAATTACAACATTATCATACATTTGTTCTAGTTCATACTTACTTGATTCGTACCAATCCGTATCCAACCTTAATATTGCTATTTTTTCAGGAATTTTTGTTTTGTCTTTTAATGTTTCCATAACATCACCTACTATGTAATGTAAATTATTTTCAGGGTACCCAGTAGAATTTAAGCGATTTTTAACGTTTTCTAAAGGACTATAACACCACCCATTTATTTTTTCATTCATTATTTGATTTTTCCAAGTATTATAAACTTCATCTTTATTCATTGAATACAATTTCGCTTCTTTGCACGTGTAATCATATTCTGATGGTTCTACTAATCCACTGAATGTGTCATACAAATATATATCACGAACAACATTATTTTTTATTAATTCATTTATCCATATGTGTTCAAAATTACCAGTCTCTACACCGCATTCAATAATAACTCCTTCAATATTATTTTTTAAAATATAATTGATTGCATCTGAACCATCCATTATATATATTGTATATACAAATCAAATACTTTTAAATCTATATATTCACTATATATTCAAATATCCGAAAGTGTAAAAAAGTTATAAATTGGGGATTCATTTACTTATGATAATGTATAGACCGTACTAGTAGCTTGCTGTTGTTGAGCATCAATTGTTTCTTGTTGTTGTAAATATGCTTGATAATTTTGTTGCATAGTTGCAGGACTATTTGTACACCCAACGGTTGACAACTTGAGTTGAACTAATGAACATATCAAAATACCAGTATAAATGTACCACATTATTTCTCCAATATTATCTCTTGTGAGAACTAAATCAAAGAATTTTTTTTGTAGGTCGTCTACTCCGCCGCTAGTTCCGCCTGTCATATTATTTGTAGATGGTATAGGTATAGGTTTTGTGTCTAATTCAGGTTTGACATTTGTATTATTTGTATTTGAATTCGCCGTTTGACTAAGTTGTTGCTGATATTTTGGTTTCATTAATGGTGTTAAAATAGACCAGTATTGCAAGAAATTGGACGGAACAATTTGGTTTATTAAAATTGCACTATTACCGCATATCTTTACAATCATATCTGCCGCTCGTTGCATCGTTTCTTTTTGTTTATCTGTAATTCCAGGAGTATTCATTTCATGTTCCACATTTTGGTTTATTAATAAAGTAGTTAATACATCATTTGCGGAGCTTGATACATAATAATAACCAATTACATCTGAAAAGGCGCTTTTAAAACCAGGTAAAGCAACTAAAACAATAATTACTACTCCAAAAATAAAAAACCATGGGAAAAAGGTCATCATTGCACTAGACCCGAGGTTTTGAGTAACACTTCCACCACAGGTAGATGATATTACAGAAGTATTTACTATAAATTGTACTATTATAACTAGCAGTAAATAAATAGCTAAATATACATAATGATTCATTTCATATGACTTTAATTTTTCTGGACTAGACAAAGTATTCAATGTAAGAGTTGGTTTTAAAGCAATAAAATAAAACAATGTAGTTAAGAGAAAAGCGATGATATTTAAATAAGAATTATACATATAATATTATGTATAATTTAATTTATATTTTTAACTATAAATTATATGGATTTTGAACAATTTACTAAACCAACCTTAATCGAGCCTGGCGTAAAATATTTTTTAAATCAAACATTGAAACAATGTCATATTATCAAAGAAAAATACAATAATGTGCTTTTTAATATCTCTTTGTTTATATGTTTCATGCTTGTTTTAGGAGGAATCCTTCTTTACAAATACAAAGGCCGATTAACCCCACACGAAAAAGCCGAAAAAAATAAAGAAAAACAACAATATATATTATCGAAAATAAAAATAGTACAAGATTCAAAAAGAAAAGTGCACCAAGAACTTATTACTGGGTTGCCTGATTGGGAACCGCATTATGAACCAATGAACAAAAAAGTTCTTTTTTAGAATAAGTAGAATAAGTAGAATAGTAGAATAAGTAGAATAAGTATTTGAATTTATGAAAGAATTGTCAATAATAAATATCAATAATACATATAGATATAAATGTCAGAAGAAAGTATTGATACAGTTGTGAATGAATATTACAAATTAAAAACAAAATATGAAAACGATAATAATGCTATTAAAAGAAAAATTATGAAGAACAATGCATTAAGTTGGAAAGAAAAAAGAAATGAATTCCATAAAGTCAAGCCAAAATGTATCAATTGTAAACGACCAGGCGGAACGATATTCTCGAGTAAGTATCACGAAGAATCTGGAGATGAATATAATGAATTTAGACAATTGAAAGCAATATGTGGAGTTATTATGGATCCATGTAACTTGAATATTACAATAAATGTAGGCAAATACAATTTTATGAGTGATATATTGACCGAATATGATACAGAAATTCGCGAAATAAAAAACAATATTATTAACTATAAAAACAAACTTCTTTTTGGATTTATCACTACAAATGAAGCGTTAAATAGTTTCACTAATTTAAAAAAATTGTTGAATGATTATACCACATATTATCATAGTTTTATGGAAGAATATTTTCACATTGTAGACAATAGTGAAGATCAGAGAGCATTAAAAGAAAATATAGAACAATCATATGCATTTGTTGAAAATATTAAAAAAAGTATACAAGATTTTAACGAAACAAATAATGTTCAATTTGTACGTGATGTTGTAAATATGTACGAACAAAGTTTGAAGCCATTATTCAAAAAAATGATGAATTTGAAATATAGAGAGAAATTTGTCTGGTACAACGATGAAACAAACACCTATCATTTAATACAGAAAAAGAATTCTATCAAAGATCTTGAATTCAATGAAGGTGATCAAGAAGTAGTTAGTTTTGTTTTTGGTGTGGGAAATGTAAGGACATCTGTTGTTACAAATGTAAAAAATACAATCCAACCCCAAACTGAAAATGTAGATGAAAATGGTATTGTGAATGTAAATCAACCACCAAATACGGATTTGCCAGAAATACAAAAAGCAAAAAGAAATTCGAAAAAAGAACTTCAAAAAGCGAAAAGGAAATTAAAAATTGTCGGAGAAATTCAATCTGGTGGAAGTGAACAAGAAGAATTGTATGAACCTTTTTTAGAAGAATATGACATAGATTCAAATGGAAATATTATATGGAAAAAAGAAGAATATCAAAAAATATGGGAGAATTTGCAACCAACTTTACAGAGTGATTTAATGAAAGACAAAGAATGGTTACAATTATTTATGCAAACATGTGCAGTAAAAAATAATGATCAAGTATGTTCTTTTGTACCCCCACCGAATTTAATTCTTCCACCACAAATTTTGCAAGATGGCAATTATGATTTTGGAAATGAGGTGTATAATACCTATTTTAATTCTTTAGACAAAACAGAACAAAGTCATTTGTTGGATTTATATATTATAAAAGATGGAGTTAAAAAATATGATACGTTAGAAGAAAAATTGGCAGAAAATATATCTATACAATTCGGACTAACTGTATAGTATAATTTTATCCAATCTTTTTATAAAAATATATAAAATATATAAAATATGTAAAATATGTAAAATATGTAAAATATGTAAAATATGTAAAATATATTATAAATATAATATATGTTCTTTGATTACATTTCGTTGCCTGTATTTTTAATAAGTTTTGCAATTGGATTATTATTTGTTTATATGTTTGGACCAGAAATAAAAACAATATACGTATACCCTACTCCTGAAAATATTGACAAAATGTTATTTAAAGATAAAGCCAATAATTGTTTTCAATTTGAGGAGGAAACAGTAGATTGTCCTACGGATGCGTCTAAAATATCCGATATTCCTGTGCAAGCTTAATTGCAATAACTTTTTTTATATTATGTATTATTCATAATTATGATAATTATTCTATTTATTCTATTTATACTTGTATAATAATTTTATTATACAAATATTTATAAAAATATTTATTTGTTTGTATATATAAACGATAATATGGGAGTGAATCTTAGTAAATTCTTACATACCGAAAATGGAAAAATAATCATGTCTATTTTACTTGGTTTTGGTTTAGCTTCTTTGTTTAGAAGTGTATGTAAAGGAACCGGTTGTACAAAATTTTTTGCGGCTCCTTTAGAAGAAGTAAAAGATAAAATATATAAACGTGGCAAACGTTGCATTAGTTATAATCCATTGTACGCAAAATGTAGTTATAAAAATGCAAAAATTGTTTCTTTTGAATAATTGTAATTGTAATTGTAATTGTTTATAAGTAAAAATTTATTTGATTTGCGTAATTATTAAGAGCAATCAATCTTTACCATAATTATATGAATGAAGCGACGACAAGCATCATGGATCTTCCTACAGATCCAGTGGGAGGAGGAAATATAAGTAACAATATTTCAATGAGTGCAACTGAACAAAATACGGTTGTTGGTTCTTTGGATCCTGGAACTATTAGTCAATTAGTGAATGGCCTTCAACAAGCTACAATAGCCGGATCTACTCAACTTCCATCTCGAGATATACCTATGACCACTACTGGTCATAATACGGATCCACAAATTCATCCAAATTACATTCCATCGCCGCCACCAAATAATATAGATTATATTAAAGATTACGATTCTCCAGAAGATACGATAGACCAGTATGCAAAACAAAAACAAATCAATAACTCTTTGGATGAAATGTATAATGAAATGCAAATTCCTTTGTTATTGGCAGTATTGTATTTTTTGTTTCAGTTGCCTTTTTTCAGGAAATTTTTATTTAGTTACATTCCTATTTTATTTTCCAATGATGGTAATTACAATTTAAACGGTTATTTATTCTGTAGTGTTTTGTTTGGTTTATTCTTTTACCTATTAAATAAACTAACGATTTATTTTGCATAAATAATGCATAAATCATGTAGGATATTTTATTATACGTCCTTTCATTTATAATTGAATAATTTATAAATGAAATTTTTATTAAAGTTCTATTGTGGTGTTTATCCTTGATTTATTGCGACCCATGTATTGCCTGAAGTATTAATGCAAACAAAAGTTATATAATATATACTTGTTCCCATACTATATGTGTTGTTTGCGGTATTATGATACAGTATATTTTGACCAGTAACAGCCTGAATAGTAACTGTACTATCAATGCCACCTGTTTTAAATATTGTAAAACGTGCTCCAATATTTTGTGCGACTGGTTCTGGCAATGTGATTGTAATATCAGTTGTTGCAGTGATATTAACGTGCTCTCCTGATTCAAACGTTAATGCAGTAGTATCACTTACAATAGTATCACTTACAATAGTATTTGTGAATAGACGATTTTTATTTGCAGGCAATACGGCCTGATATGTACCCCCAGCATTACCGCCAATATAACATGTATTATTCAAAGCGGTAGTAGTCGTTACATTATTACCTATAATTGTAGTATTTGATTGAGTAGCTGCAGTGGCGGTTGAACTACCAATGCAAATATTATTCGAACCAGTTGTATTTGTTTGTAATGAATTATATCCTACTGCAATATTATTCGAACCAGATGTATTTGTATATAATGAATACATACCTACTGCAATATTAGTATTTCCTACTGTATTTGCTTCCAATGATCTATTACCCACTGCAGTATTATAATTACCTGTTGTATTTGTATATAATGAAAAAACCCCCATGCCTATATTTTCAATACCTTCTGTATTCCTCGATAATGCATAAGACCCAACACCTGTGTTATTTTTACCTGTTGTATTTTCTTGTAATGAACTATTTCCCAGTGCCGTATTCTCAAAACCTTCTGTATTATTAAGTAATGAAGCATACCCTACTGCAGTATTATTCGGGCCAATTGTGTTTGCTTGTAGTGAAGCATAA